CAAAAGCTCGCGCTACTCAAATGGTTAAAGCTGGTAAGTTAAGTTCAAGCACTGCTGCAAAGATTAAGGCGAAAGCAAATAGGGTACTTGGTGCGAAGAAAGGTCTGACGAAGGTTTCGGGCCCAATCGATACTAAGACGTTAGGTAGTATGGGTAAGAGTTTGGATTTCAAATGAGCGGTCATGCCATTGTCGAGGTTCAGTTGTCGTTGTTGGAGCTTCTGAAACGAGAGCCATACTGCGATCAGGTCGAGATTACGCATGAAACTTATGTTGGAGATGGTTTTTATATTATAACTGTTATCAGTAGTCTCCTACCTGACAACTGTCCAGAGATGCAGAATATCATCATCGAAGATGGTGTTCTTCGATTCAAGGCGGATGTCGATTCTGATTTGAGGTAATCATGAGTGAAGATATCATTGATTACCAGCCACCTCCTATATTGAGAGCATTTATAAAAGATTATAGGCCGGGAGAGTTGTTCTATAGTTGGGTAGTTGGTCCATATGGAAGTGGAAAGACTACAGCAGACTTCTTTAAGTTATGCTATATGGCCGGTCTTCAAGCGCCCGGTCCGGATGGTATACGTCATAGTAGGGCAGTTGTAGTTAGGAACACAGGAAATCAGTTAAAAGACACAACGATTGCCTCGTGGAACCTATGGTTTAAGGATGGTCAGGCCGGGCAATGGAAGGCGACCGAAAGGAATTTCATTCTTCGATTTAGCGATGTTGAGTGCGAGGTGATGTTCCGACCGCTTGACACGCCTGATGATATCGCCAGAGTTCTTTCTCTTGAGGTGACGTTCGCCATCCTGGACGAATTCGTGCAGATTCCCAAAGAGATTGTCGACGCGCTTTCGGCTCGTGTCGGTCGCTATCCTTCGAAGAGGGATGGTGGAGCGACTAACTGGGGCATCTGGGGGTCATCCAATCCTGACCTGGAAGATAACTGGTGGTTTGATTATCTCCATGGCGAGTCTGTGAGAAAATTTGGTGTAGAGGAAAAGACAGATGCGATCGCGGTCTATTTTAAACAGCCGTCCGGTATGAGCGACGAAGCCGAGAATCTGGAGAACTTACCGCCATTTGAAGCAGGAAATCATGAGTATTATATCAATCAGGCGAAGGGAAAGAGCGATGCCTGGAAACGTCAGTTCATTGACGCCGAGTGGGGCTTTTCACAGGCTGGTCGGCCGGTGGTCGCATCATTTAGGGATCATCATATCTCGAAAGTGCCACTGCTTTACAACTCAAATCTTCCTTTGGTAATTGGGCTTGACCCTGGGATTAGGGGAAGCGCCCTGGTGTTTGGTCAGGAAGACATGCACGGCCGTCTGAATGTGCTGGGTGAATTGACCCAGGAGGGTTATGGAGCTAAGCGGCTCATTGCCGAGCGACTCAAGCCTTATCTCAGAAGGAGATTTCCAAGTGCTCAACCCATCATCGCACCTGATCCAGCAGCCAACAGTCGTGGACCGACGGATGAACGGACGGTTTGCGATGAGTTTCGACGCCATTATGTGGTCAAGGTGGAGAGCAACAACCGACTCCCTCTCCGTCTTGACGCAATTGACCACTTCACCAGCCTTGTTACCGACGTGGGTTTTGCTTTGCAGATCGATGCGCACGAATGTCCGATGTTGATCAGAGCTTTGAAGGGTGGTTGGAGATACGCGGTGGATGTCAAGAAAGACATCATGAAGGGGGTGGAACCAGAGGACACTCCATATACGCATGTTGGAGACGCTTTCGGTTACTTGGCGCGTTATTTCAACAGGCAGACTGACCGGGAATTGCGGTTTGGTGGCGAGGGTGATAAGAAGGGATTTCATCCTCCGATGAAATTCGGAAGTGGGTATCATTTTTCGTGAGGTAGATTATGGCTGTTGTGGTTGCTGTCGGAGGTGTTCCTGCTGCATCAAGTGATGCTTATGGCACATCTGTGGCGTCGGCCAAGGCTGACATGCTTCCGCCTGCGGCGGAAGTGGAAACTGTTGGCGATTCCCCAATTAAGAAAATCAAGCCTGATGAATTGAGGATGGTTGGGCAGAAACTTGATTTCCTATTCCGTCAGTATGTGTCTGATCGAAGAATCGCGGAGTTGAGATGGCTACGCAATGAGCGACAGTATCTCGGTATTTATGATCCAGAAATCGAAAAAGAATTGTCAGTAAATAGAAGTAAGGCATATCCTAGAGTGACAAGAGTGAAGTGCATTTCCGTTCTTTCCCGGCTTATGAATCTTATGTTTCCTGGGAATGAGCGTAACTGGGAAATCAAAGCGTCCCCGTCAGCTGACATGAAAATTTCGGATGTTAAGGAAGCGATTGTCAATGCTCAGAAGGCGGACAAGGATGCCGGTGTGCCGCCCGCGCCGCTGGACTTAGAGTATGTTATGGGTGCAATACAGACGCTGGCGGATAAACGCGCCGAGGACCTTTCGACTTTGATTGACGACCAGCTAGAAGAGCTTGGCGGTGATCAAACACTCGACTATATTGCTCTTAATCGTTCTGCGATCCGGAGTGGAATTATATATGGTCTTGGGCTCCTTCGAGGGCCTTACGCCCGTCCAACGAAAACTACTGTTTGGGAAGTGGGACCGGATGGTGCGCCGACACCAAAAACACGTACGGCGTATAAACCACAGTTCGAGTTCCTGAAAGTGTGGGATTTTTACCCTGATCTTTCCGCCAAGACCTTCGATTCGATGGATGGTTATTTCACTCGTGTGGTCATGTCACGTGCGCAGGTTCGCGATCTGGCGCGGCGTGAGGATTTCTTTGCGGATCAGATTACGGATTATCTCACCAATCATCAGATGGGAAACTATCGGCCACAGCCTTTCGAGACTGAGCTGCGTGCGATGGGCGTCAAGGTCAATGTCAATGAGATGAAGACTGAGACATCCAAGTACGAAGTGGTCGTCTGGCATGGTCAGACATCTGGGACGTTCCTTTCGATGTGTGGTGTTGATGTGCCAGAAGATAAGCGTGCCGATGATGTTGATGCGGAAATCTGGATGATTGATGCTAACGTTATCAAGGCGACATTAAATCCGTGGGAGGAACTCGGTGTCAAAGTTAAAACGATCCATACCTTCCTTTTTGACGAAGACGATACTTCGCCAATTGGACTCGGATTGCCAACGGTTATCCGAGATAGTCAGATGGCCATTTCGGCTTCGACCCGCATGCTCCTCGACAATGCTTCGGTGGTCTGTGGACCGAACTTGGAACTCAATACCGATCTCTTACGACCCGATCAGGACTTGACTTCTACGTCTGCATACAAGATGTGGTATCGCGAGGGCACCGGCATTGAGGCGAAAGCCCCTGCGGTGACGAATGTCCAGATTGAAAGTCATCTGGACGATCTGATGAAGGTCATTGAGTTGTTTCAGCACAATGCGGATATGGAGACTTTTGTCGGTCCGGCTACTGGTGGCGATATGGCCGGTGCTCCCAGTGAGCCGATGCGTACAGCTGCTGGAGCATCCATGATCCGGGGCGATGCGGCGTTGCCGTTCAAGGATATAGTGCGGCATTTCGATTCATTCACGCAGTCGATTCTGGAATCGCTGGTGCAGTTCAATCGTAAATTCAATCCAAGACAGACTCCTGAGGGCGATTACAATGTGATCGCGCGTGGCGCAACATCGCTGGTTGCCAAGGAGATTCGTGGTATCCAGATGGATCAGCTTGCGCAGACCTTGCAACCCGAAGAGAAGTTGCATGTTGACGATCGTAAATGGGTGAAGGCCCGCTTTGCAGCGCGCGATCTTACGGATATGCTGGTCAGCGAGGAAGTGATGCGGCGCTTCGCGCCCTCCCTGCTGGCGATTACATTCTCCGATGTTGAAGTTGCGCACTTCGGTTCTTACTCCATGCATCTGGGCGGTATCCGCACTATGGATCGCCTGGTTTTTGAGTTATGGAACATGGTCCAGACCAATCCCGACTACAGCGGCAGAACAACGATCTTCGTTCTTCCCGAATTCGGGCGCGATTTCGACGGCTCAAACAGCAATGGCTTCTTCAATCACAGGGCGATTGACGATTCCACCAGCCTGACCTGGATGATGTGCCTGGGAGAAGCAGCGCGGTCCGCCGACGTGGTAGAGCGCCCCGTCCAGCACATCGACCTGTGTCCCACCATTGCCGGCCTGTTTGGGCTCAAAGACCTGGATCTTCCAGGCAAGCCTCTGCCCGGGCTATCAGCATGATTTGGAGCTCCGATGAATGATTCGCCCAGCATAGCGCAGAAAGAAACAGTGGGAGCTGCTCTTCCCGTTCGAGCAGAACCGCCTCGTGACCTTCATGAATGGTATCGAGACATTTAGTCCTTCGGGTTTGGATGAGCTCACTGCGCCGTTGTGGGCGCTGGAGACGAAGATGGGCGTCAAGCGCTGGCCCTTCTCCGAGACCCGCGACACGATCGAGAATGCATCCCAACTGGCACGGTCGGCATATTATGCCGAGTGGCGCCGGGAGATGCAAAGGGTCTTTGAGGCCGTCAACGCCGCTGCGCGCGACTCCGCGCCAGTTGAAACCAAGTCCACACGATTGGTCCTCCTCATTCTTCCCGGCTACCTGCCTGTCGATTTGCAGTCTGTTTGGAAGCAATGGGATCCTCGCGGGCAGGTGATCAAAATGTCGGGTAACTCGGAGAGACTCTGCGAACTGGCCATCCAGGGCCAGCCGGGCATGGACGGAATCGCAACCCTGGCGGCGCGGCAAGGCAGCCGGGAAAGCTCCGATCTGTGGCTCATCGACGCAGATACAAAACTGGGCGGCATGCTTTCTCCTCTCGCCCCGATTTCAGCCTCTTCTTTGAGCTTTGCGAATCTCAAGCCTTTCCGCGATAAATTCGTTGCCGAAGTAAATACGATTCCAAAAGACATTCAAGGCGCCGATGAGGTTCTTGTCAAACTCCGGCATGAATCCTGGGACGGCTGGGGCCTGTGGCCGGCGGAAATAGTCA